GATTAATAGGAGCAGTCGTTCAATCAGAACTTATTAAAGAAAAAAGACCAGGAGGTTTACTTTCATAATGGCTACTTTTCCCTCTATCAACCCAAGCTATCAGGCTCGTAAAACTACAGAACCAAAAGTAAATGTTGCTCAATTTAATGATGGTTATCAACATCGAATTAAATTTGGATTAAATACAAAACCTTATGTTTGGTCTTTGACATTTCAATGCAGTGAAACAGATTCAGATACTATAGAAACATTTCTTGAAGCTAGAGCAGATGATGGTGCTTCTTTTGATTGGACTCCTCCTGGCAGTAGCACACAATATAAATGGATATGCCCACAATGGACTAAGACAATACCCTATAAGAACAGAGCAACATTAAACATGACGTTTCAACAAGTATTTGAACCCTAATGGCTACTCCTGTATCAGAGCTACAGAAGATAAATCCTAGTAATATTGTTGAATTATTT